TTAGCGAGCCGCATGCATCACCGGGGGCATCTGATACTTGGGGCCAACGACAGTGCCGTTGACGAGGGTCACCTTGCCGCCGCATGAGTCGGGTAGCCAGATCTTTGTGTCCGGCAGCTTATGAGAGATGTTCACGATGTCTGCTATTGAAACAGGCTTCCACGGCTGATTGACAAGGGGAGTCTCCTTCATGGGAGCCCCGTCCCGATTCCAATGGATGTTCTGGTTCTGTCTCATCTCGTATTTGAAGTTCTGCCATTCGGCTTGGTACCACTTGCCGTTGACCTGAACCATTTTGGTTTGGCCGGTGAATTCCGTTCCCGTGATGCGGAATCGGTAGCTTTCCATGTACTCACCGAACGGCTTGGAACTCCAGTTACGGGCCGGGTAGCCGAAATCCGATGTGGGGCCGGTGTTCAGCTTGAAGTTCGGATCGGTGGCATACGAGTAGGGGCCGGGAGTGCTGGCCGGTCGGGTCGGGGTGTCCTGCCCCAGCGCCGGATCAATCACCCAATATCCGGTGCCTTCTAAAGTGCCCTCCGGTGGCGCGCTTTGCACCACCGTCTTGCCCTCTTGGGCGATCGGGGACAGCTCCGAGGATGAATCGGCATTACCTGTGGCGGTGGCGATGACGCGGCCGAAATCTAGATCCACCTCTTCACCCTCACGGCGGATGGCCTCGAGCTTGGCTTGCAGCTCGGCATGTTTGTCGATGTAGGCGCGCCGGTCCTCTTCGGACATCGACCGCGTGTCCAAACCGCCCTCTAAACGGTTCTCGGCTTCATTGAGGGTGAAGTGCGCGGCCTTGGCCTCTTGGGCTAGTGCGTCGATCTTCTGCACCACCGAATCAGCCCGTGCACGTACACCGTCTACAGCTGTTGCCAGCGCCCGATCATCAGCCTGTGCCCGATCAAAACTCAGAACAGAGCGGCCTAGGGCATTCATGGCGGCGTCACCGCCCTTGCCTTCCCACGTGGCTGCCTTGCGGATAGCGGCCACCTCGTCGGCGGCATTGGCTGAGCCAGCAGCCCGCTCGTGCAGCGCGTCTTGCAAGCTCCCGATCAGCGCGGGCATACGCCGGATCTGCGCCAGCATCAACAGGTACGACATCTACACACCCTCAATGCCGCTGGCGTTGCCCTGGTCAGTCTCCAGGTAGCGTTTCTCAGCCCACAGATACAGGCCGTGATGATTGATGACCTCGTTGTGATGGGCTTGGGTCTCGGCTTCCCATTCAGCCAACCGGCCCCGCAATGCTGCCGCGCCCGCTGAATCCCCGAACTCGGTGACCAGATCCGCGATCTTGCTGTGCACCGCACCATGGGCGGTGTTGAGGTCGGCAGCGGTGTTTTTGAGCTTGCCCGCTGATTCCCTAAGCTCGGCCAGATCTACATTCAGTGCGTCGTTGTACACATCGGCCTCCCGCCCGACTTGGTGACGCCCGTCACCCTGTTTGCCAGGCGAGCGTAACACTGCGCCCATAGTGGCGCGGGGTCCGTCAGTGACATCGCCAAACGGCTATCCACCGGGCGATCTTGGTAGCACAATTACCTCATGGTCAACGAAGACTTATGGGCGAAGTGGTGGGCAGCGCAGTCCGAAGACCACCGCGCGCGCCTCAGAAGCGCGGCAGGGCAGGCCACGCTGGACGCATCCACCGTTCAGTTCGTGCTCGAAACTAACCCCCCGATCGGTATTACCGGATCTAAGTGGCAGCTGAATGAGGGCGACTTCAGCTGGTCGATGTCGCCCTCACTGCGGGAGTTCATCCAGGCTCAGCCGTAGGGACACACCACGTGCGCGAAGCCCCTCGGGCTAGCCACGTTGGGGCGGAACAGGTTAGTTGATGATTTCGACGGTGGCGGCGGCGTAGGCCCATCCCGAGGAACCATCTGGTTGGGTGACTGATCCGTCCGCGGTCGTGGTGTCCTTTGTGTTCAGCACCATTGACCGTGAACTCGACGGCCCCGCGACGATCCGGCGCGTGTAGCCAGCAGGCGCGGAACTCCACCCGCTGGCGTTCAGGAACGCGGTGGCGTGGAAATGCAGCAGGATCGATGATCCATCGGTGTGCGCGAGGGTCACTGCCGGTGCTGTGACGTTGACGGCAGCGCCTCCCACGGCGGCATGCCCGCCAATTGGGGAAGCGGGCATAGTTCCGCGCACCACTAAGGCGATCATCTGCTCTGTCCAGGTCCACGTGCCCGAGGTGGTGTTGGTGACGGTGGCTTTGAACCATGCCGTTGTCACAGCCCCTTGTCCGGCAGCGGTGTTGGTGTTGTCGATGTAGTTCCAGTCCGGGACAGTCCCACCTGCTGAAGGTTTCGTGGGCGCGGTGTTCTGTGAATCGAACGCGCACAACACGATCAGATCCCCGACTTGATGGGCTGGGATGGTTACTGAGTTGGTCGTGCTGGCGTTGGCAGAGACATACGAAAGCGGGGTTGTGATGCGAACCGTAGGTGTGCCGCCCGTGAGTGTGAGTGTGGCCGCTGCGGGGGCTATTTTCAGTCCGAGCGATGGTGTTCCGCCGGCAAGGGTCAGGCTAGCCGGGGCGGGTGTAATCGTCCTTCCCACTGACACATTCGGAACGCCGCCCGTAAGGGTCAATGCCGCTGCTTCCGGTCGCAGTGTTTGATGGATGGCGGGTTGTCCACCGGTCAGCGTCAATTGGGCTGGGGTTGGCTCAATGAAAACGTCTTGGGTTACCTCAACGTTCGGCACGCCTCCCGTGATGGTGATGACTGCCGGTTCGGGTTCGATGAATGTTTCGGCCCACCAACCTGTTACGCCTGCCATGTCACATTCCCGGTGCCTGGTTTTGCGCCTGCTGGTGGTAGGCGATGTCGCGCCCGGTTCCGTCTTCGGTGGCCCGGTTGTTGTTCACGGTGATGTTCGTGGTGTTGCCGCCCTGATTCTTTGGTGCGTTCGGGTCTTCCTGGTTCTGGTTCTGGGGTGCAGTCGATTTACCTGCCATGTTCGGCAGAGCCGGAGCGGCTCCTGCGATTCCGCCGACGATCTTGGTGATCCAAGACTTGTTGGCCAGCTCTGAACCGCCCGTGGGCAGAAATGTGTCCATCAATCCTTGGACGCCGATCCCCGCGACCTGCCCGCCGTATTGGATTGCGCGGTTGGCCAATTTGATGCCTGTTTGAGCTGCTTGACCGGCACCTGGGGCCAGCAGGTCAAGGCCGCTGGCGGCCATGCCGATAGCGGTGTCTAGCGTTCCGCCCGGGGTCATGCCAACCCCACCCTTACCGGAACCGGATGCAGGTGTGACACCGCCGATGCGGGTACCCGTCTGGGATGGGCTCCAGCCCTGCGCAGGGCCGGTCATGCCGCCCGTACCACCGCCCATCGGAAGACTGGTCAGGCTCGGCGTCTGTGCCGGTGCCTGCGCCGGATACGGGGACGCTGGCATTGCCGGTGAGGGAATCGAATAGCTCTGCCGGGTGTGTACGTGGTTCTGGTGGTCGGCCCAATCGCCGCCGTAGTAGCCGGGTTGGCTGGTGCCGGGTCCGACGAACTGGCCGTTAGCGATACCGATCTTCTGCCCGGTGTTCGGGTTGTCCCAGATGACCTGTTCCATGGCGCCGGGGATGGTGGACAGGTATTCAGCGAATCTTTGCATGTTGGCGACCGGTCCCGACCAGTCGATGCCCTTGTTAAGGCCGTCCTTCTCCTGGTGGCCAGGGTAGGTAGATGGCTTGAGGCCGAATGCATTACCGAGTTGGTAGACCCAATCGGGGAATCGTGCACCACCGCCGCCGTATCCGCCGCTGTTGCTTCCCTTTGGCATCCCGTAGGGCTGACGGCCACCCGTAGGCGCCATACCTGGCGCGATGGAACCTAGTCCCTGCGCCCCGGTGAAAGTGTCACCTACTCCGGTGAACTGCGGGCCGAATGCGCCCTGTGCGCCAAGGATTCCCATCATCCCGTATCCGCCCTTGGATGGGTTGGCGGCAGCAATAGCGCTGAGTTGACCCAACATTGGCGCGAACGCAAGATTAGCGACGAACTTCACCAGGTTCTCCGCGAATCCACCAAGTCCCTTGGAAGCGCCGAAATCAGCGTCTAGTTTTGCGCCGATCTCCCCCATCTCATCGGCGAAGCCCTTCATTTTTTTGACGGTGCCGCGCTGAGCCTCGGCCAGCTTCATTTGCGCTGAGGTGTAAGCGCGTTCATCTTCCTGAACCTGGTTCTTGGCGCGCAGCAGCTCGAGTTGGTCCGCGTTTCCCTTTTGCTCGAGCTGAATCACCTTGAGGCGGTCTTGCTCGAGGTTGTTCTTTGCCCGCAAGAGAGATGACTCGGCATCGAATACTTGTTGTGCGTCAACGAGCCCTGTGGGACCTGTTCCGGGAACACCTGACGGTGTAGAGAAGGACGTATTTCCGCCCACCTGGAACTGTGAAGGATCAACGTATGCGTTTGAATCACCGCCACTGCCCTTTTTCGGTTTGATGGGCGTGTTTGACACGCCCACTCGTGGCGCAGGTGGCAGATTCCCCAGCGTTGCAATGACACTGCCAAGTGGGCTGCCGAATGCATTGAGGGCAGATCCGGTAGCGCCGAGCTGCTGCGACGTTGTGAGGGCTGCAGGCGTATTGGCGTCCCGGTATTCGAGGTGGACAACCATCCGACCATCGGGCAGCTGCTTAGCTTCCGCCCCGAGGGCCTTTAGCCGATTTTTGACCTCGTCTGAATTGTCCTTGATGACAAAGTCTTTCGGCCTATCGGGTAATTCCTCGATCTTGCCCTTGAGGTCCTTAATGGCTTCGCCGTTGCGGCGATACATCTCCTCTTGCGCTTGAGTTTCCCGCATGGAATCGGTGAAACTGTCGCGCATGCCGCGGATGCCGTCGCGAAGGTGGTCTATCCCGTCGGCCGCCGACCGCATGTTGGTACCGGCGCTGGTCATGACGTTGGACCACTTCAGCACCGCGCCGCCCGCGGTCTCCATCGCTTCCCCGGTGGCCTTCATCCCCGGAATATGCTTGGAGACAGAGCCAATCGCCTGCACGACGCCGCCGATGGCCTTGCCGATGTTCCCGAAGACGACCCCAAGCGCATCCGCGAGATATCCGCCCGCCTGTAGTATCCGCGCCGTGAACCCAAGGAACGCGTCCGTACCGGTAGCCATGGCCGACGCGAATTCAGTGACGAATCCGATGATTTCGGGCTTGTGGGTATTCACCCACTCCACTACCCCACTGAGACCTGAAACAATCTTGTTGCCGAGGTTCTGTCCTGCCGGGGTGTTGAAAACATCGTACAGTGAGAGCTGCAGCGCCTCGGCAGAGTTCTTGACGCCCTCGACGACTCCCGGCCAGCCTTCCATCTGGGTCTTCGCCATCTGCCCCGCCGTTCCTACGCGGTTGACAGTGGCATAAAGCTGGTCGAAGGCCGATACCGTTCCGAGTAATGGTGCGCGGATCGCGTCCGTGCCGAACAGGGTTGCCAAGTTCTGCTGGAAGATGTCCGTAGGCATGCGGTTTTTAGCTTCGCCGAGCTGCCGGAACAGCTCACGCATGCTGACCAGTTGACCGTTGGCGTCGTTGACCTTCAATCCGAGCTCATCCATCGCCTGCGCGGATTGGTCACTGGGATTGCGCAGTTGAATGAGCATGGTCTTCAGGGAGGTGCCTGCATCGCTGCCCTTGATGCCCATGTTGGCCAACATCGCGATAGCCGTAGCGGTCTCTTCAATCGACTGCCCGAAACCAGCTGCGACACCGCCCACTTGGGCTAGAGACAGACCTATCCCGGCGATGTCGGCAGACGATCCATTTGCAGCATTGGCGAGAACGTCAGCGATGTGCGCAGCATCGCCCGCCTTCAAGCCGAATGCATTCATGGCGTTGGCTTGGATCTCGGCGGCTTGGCCTGCGTCCACCTGCGCGGCTGTTGCGAGCTGCATTGTCCCGCGTGCAGCACCAATCGCCTGGTCCACCGAGAAACCCGCTTTGGCGAGTTCGGTCATGGCGCGGGCAGCATCAGATGCTGAAACACCAGCCAATGTCGTATCCGCGCCGAGGGCGCGAGCAGCTGTCGCCATTTGACGTGTTTGTGTATCAGTGGATTCGGTGACGCCCTTGAAGTTGTTCACCGAGCGCGAGAAGTCAATTCCCGTGTCCATGACGGACTTGAATCCGCTGAGGACCATTTCGGCGGCCTTGACACCGACCTGGATCAGCCCGCCAGCGACTATTGCTGCGGCAGCACCGGCTACAAATCCCTTACCCGCGGCTGATCCAATACTGGAGAGCTGCCCAACGATCCCCGAACTCTGACTCGTGATCCCAGAAATAACGCCCGGCCCACGGGACTGCTGCGCGGCCTGCAACTCCCGGTAAGCAGATACGGCGTCCTTGATTCCGCGGACTTCTTCGCGCCGGCTACGGTTAAGGTTCTCTGCCGTGCGGACAATTTGAGTGTTGGTGCGAGCCTGCTGATCCCGGGCCTGGGTTAGTGACTTTTCGGCGGCGGCAATGGCGGCGGTGTCGCCGGACTTACGGGCGTCAGCTAGCCGCTTTTCATCGGCGGCAATCTTCTCGCCAAGAGACGCGGCCTTGTCGCGCTGCTGCTGCAACTGCGACTCAGCGGTTTTCGCCTTACCTGCTGCGTCCGCGATCGAGTCGTAAGCCTTCTCGTAGGCCCGTGTCGCGGACTGCATTTTGCTTGAGCCTGCGGTGAACTGGCGGGCGAACGCGGCAGATGAGTCCCCGCCCGCGTTGCCGAAGATCCGTACAGCCTGATCAGCTGCGCGCTTGAATGACTGGTTATCTGGTCTTGCTTCAATGGGGAGAATGACGGGCATTGCATCGGAACCGCATCTGGGCTGACTTGGCGTACAAGGGGACTCACCTGGCGGGGCTGAAAGGAAGGGGGAACGACCCCGCCAGGTGAGTGGTCTATTAGGCGGTGGTGGCGATGTTCAGGAGCTTGAACGCTCCCGGATCCACTACATCGGAGCCGACGCGGTAGTAGGCGTACCAGCCGCGCTGGCCGGTCGGGCGACGGTTAGCGCCGAACAAATGGGGCAAGAACTCGACAGTGAAGCCGATTCGGTCGGTGATCACGAAGTTCTCGAAGTTACCGAATGCCAGGATGAAGTTGTCGGCGGTGGCTGCGGCGTTCCATGTCGCATCCATCGCTTCGGCTTCACCCACCGGACGGCCCAAGAGGTTCCGGGGCCGGTCGGCTCCCAGGTACTCCCACAGTGCCGCGCCTCCGTTGGTGTCGAACTGGCGAACCTTGTTGTAGGTCAGGTTGTTCGCCAACCAGGCGGCATTGACGCGGTGACGGGCCGGGAGAGCGCCTTGCACGTTGTACAGGTCACTGAGGGCGAAAGTTTCCGGGGTGACCGGCGCTATTTCGGCGCTGGTGCCGTCCAGGGCGGTAATGAGGCCCTTGGGCTGGTTGGACCCGTCACCTAGACCGTTAATGAACGCGTCGGCCTCGAGGCTGTCCTTACCGAACGCCAGTAGCTTGGCGACCTCGGCAGTGACGTTGGCCCCGTCCTCGAATGCCTCGATGGAGATGGGGATAAAACCTTGCGCCTTGTGATTTTTGATCGTCGGCTGCGCGAACGTCGTTGAATCATCGGAGACTTCAGCGGCTTCACCATCCCAGGACCACGACACCGCACCCGAGGACACCCCGTGCCACACATCTCCGGTAGCCACCACGGTGCGGGCGAACTGGCGGATATCGTTGCGTGATCCCGCTGAGGTGATGATCACCGAAGGGTCCAGCTGGAACGGCACCAGATACCCACCGGCACTGTCGGTCAGGGACATCGCGCGCTGTGCGGTCTTGACCTCCCGAATCGCTTGGGACTCTTCGGGGGTAAGGGTGGACTCCTGATTGCGGGCCAGCTTGGACCACGCCCGCATATAGGCCGGGGTGCTGGTGGCCAGTACCTGCTGGGACAGGCGCCCGTCCTCGTCGTCGTGCCGCTCGATAATCTCGGTGGCCGCTTTACGCACGCTGTCGCTGGCGCCGGGCATCTGCTCGATGGCAGACAGTGCACGTGCACGGAACTCGGAAGTCAGTTCGTGGCGCTCACGGCCAAACGTGTGGACGCTACGCAGATCCCACGGGTCTCTGTATCGGCGCGAGCGGAAGTTCTCGGCGCTACGCGGGTCGGCCACGGGGTCGCGGTCGTAGTCGCCAGGGGCTCCGCGCTCCAGCTTTGCCTGCCCGGACGCAAGGGACTGCAGCATCTCGGTCAGTTGAGCGTCGTGCTGGCGGCCCTCATCGCGCAGCGCTTCACCGTGAGCGGTGAGGGCCTGAAAGCGGGTTGCCTCAGCGCCGGAAAGGTCTCCCTCGGCGTTGTCGAGAAGCTGCTGCGCTGCTGCGCGCACCTGCTCCAGGTTCATGGATTCGATGTCTTTGTTGCTCATGTGGTTACCAATTCAGTAGATCGATCCGGGCCTGTGCCACAGATCGGGGGATCACTAGGGAATGGGCTGCCGAGCGCACGCCACCGACGATGGCGCCCTCGTATGCGGGGAAGTTGACCAGGCTGACTTCCCGCAGAATCGCTTCGGTGACCGTGCGCACGTCACCGTCAACCCGCTCACGCATCAGCGAGAAGCCGACAGAGAAGCTGTCCACGGTGCCCGATCGCACGAGTTCTAGTGCTTCATCACCATCACGGGTCTCTGCCACTTCAAAACTGGCGTGCAGCCCATCTGGCTTCTCGACCAGATCGACAGCCCTGCCGATGGCCAGAGCCCGCGCATTGTGGCTTGTCAGTAGTTTGACCTTGTGCCCGCGTTCACGGATGGACTTGCTAAAGGCCCCGTACTCGAAGCGTTCGAGGAACTGTGAGCCGAACTCATTTATCTCGGTCACCTGGCCATATGGCACTGCGATACCGAAGATCGTTCGGCCTGTGCCACGGGTCAATTCCGCTGTGCGGAACTTGATTTCATGGTTCAAAATGAATCACCTAATTAGGACGTGCGTAACCGCTTGCGTCGCATGGTGACCCATTGTCCGAGGTGGCGGCCCTTGCCGCGTTCGGCGCCCTGGTGATACCGAGCTAGGTTCAGGATACCGTGGGGCACCGACAAATCGCGGCGACACAACACGCCGAGTCACGCCTCACCCTCGAACTGGATGGACAGCATTCCGCCTAGCAGCTCGATAACGGCGACTAGATCATCGCGACTCAAGCCCGCCGTGTGGATACAACAGGCATCAACGTAGGCGTTACCGTCGCCTAGATTCCGTGCAGCGGTCACGATCCCGCGCGCTGCGGCTATCTGTCGATCGGTGGCGATCACTGCGCGTCGCCTTCGGTGAGCCGCTGCACCAGTTCCCCAAACGCCCGATCCGTGCGGGCCTGCATCGCACGCTGAGACGCCGCCACGGTGTGATACAGCTCAGCCAGAAGCGGGAAGACCAGACGGAATACCGAGACCAGCTCGTCCTGACTCAGACCCTCCAGACAGGCCGTGCCCTCATCAGTGCCGACACCACTCTTAGCCGACCGGATCACATGCACCGCTGCCGCCACCGGCCCGATCACCGCACACCCCCGGGGGCACTAGGACGATCTTGGAGACCAGCGCCTATATGACCCCGCCACCAGTCAACCTCGCGATATGTACGGAGTCTGGGGATTCTGACGGGGTGTGGTGGTGTGGAAAAAACTTCAGAGAGAGATTCGTGACTGCAGGCTGGGGTCACCATGGCGCTCTGCGCTTCGCGAGGCACCCGCCCCCGGTGGGTGGTGGATGGTTGGGTCATCGGTTGTTCTCCTTACGTCGGAGTCGGGCTTTGGCTTTGTGGGTCGGCCACTGCGATGCATCACGGCGTGGCCGTGGGGCGCTGGGGACATTGAGCTTGGTCACCCAATTAGTCATTGCTGTTGAGCCACCCATCGAAGTTGTCCTTGAGGACGTACCCCAGCTCTTGCAGGTATAGCATCCAGTTGATTTCGTCATCGTCTAGGCACCGGTGCTGCCGGAGTAGGTGCAGCCGCGCGAGCCTGCGGAACTCATCGTCATCGGCCAGCACTTCGTCTTTCCACGGTGGCGGGGTCCAATACAGCCGCTCCACTTCGGTCTCGTCTAGGTCGCTCATTGCGCTTGGCTTTCGGTAGTAGTGGTGTCGTCGTCCATGGCTTCCCAGTTCCAGCCCAAAAGGGCCTTACCGCAGGCGTCATGGCCGTATCGGCGTGGCGCCGATTCGTAGGAGTTGACCAGCCGGTAGCAGATGGGGCAGTTCTGGTACAGGCGTAGTTGCGTCATGCCACGTCCCTCTTCTGTCGGAAGTTGGGGTGCAGGGGGCAATCGGTTAGGTCGTCTAGCCGTCCCGCGTCGTCGCACTTGTTAGGACAGCTGTCGATAGCGGCCCGGATGGCGTGGCGCTCTGCCTCGATGCGTTCGGAGTTGAATCGATCGAGGGCTTCTTTGCGTTCGCGTTCCTGGCCGCACGGCGGGCAGTCGGGTGGGTTCTCTACGCCGAAGTGCTTACGACAGCGGGGTTGTCCGAGATGATCGAGAAGAGGGGCGGGAGGCGGCGTCGCCGCACCCTCCTCTAAAAACCTAAATACATAACCTAAAGACGCGTCATTTCCGCTGGTAGGAGCTTCGGTCTCTTCCGGTACTTTTGACATATTTTGCCGGTACTCGGGTGCATTCTCTGCCGGTAAACCGATCGGAGTAGCGGCATATTCTGCCGGTACTTCTACGGGGCCAGTAGGCGACACAGTGTCGGGTATTACTAGCCGATACTGATCCGACTTCCCGCGGCTGCCGCGCTGGCGCTCCGTGACCAGCTCCAGCCATCCCAGCTCTCGGGCCAACTTGAATGCGTGCCGGACCGACCGCTCGCTTAGCCCTGTATTGGCCGCAATGGTGCTCTGGCGCACGCTAAACGTGTCATCGGTGCCGTACGTCGAGTAGACCGCGCAGAAGCACAGCGCCAGCTTGTCCGCCGCCGAGAAGTCCGTAGAGCGGAGCATGCCTTTGTTCCATGTGTGCCGATGCCACTCGCTCATGCGGCCTCCTGCGGGTGCCACCGCGACCAGCAGGGCATGTTTCGTCGCCGCCCGTCAGGCCAGCGGCACGGGCGCCCCGCGGGCTCACCGCACTCGGGGCAGTCGCGTAGATCAGCGCCTGTCACCGTGTATGCGGTGGGCCTTGCGAGGCTCCCTAGCTCTTCGGCGTAGTCCAAGTGCACTCACCCACCTACCCGGCAGTCGAGACGGCGAGCGGTAAATAGCTCATCGCTGCTGTGGCACCGTTTCTTACATGCGACGCAGAACGGTAATTTGCCTGCCGCCAAGACGCTTTCCACGAGCCCGTTGAACCGGTTGAGATGCTGGGTACACAGCAGCTTGGGGCCGCAGCTGTGAAACGTGAGTACCCACTGCGCTTGTCGGCGGCATCCGCGATGATGCTGACACTTCACCTTGGTATCGAAATTGTCTGCAATGCACTGAAATTCGTAGTCCACGACCGCACCCGCGAGTTGTTTGTTCATCGGGTCACCGCCTGAACCGCCGACAGCAGCCGTTCCACCGACGCTGTGTCATAGTTCTGCAGGTTGGCTAGGAGGCTCGACAAAGCGCCCAACAGCTCATCACGCTTGGATCTAGCGGCCATCTGATTCGAGATGCGTAGGCAGTCAACGCATTCCTGCTCAACCCACCACAGCCCTGTCTTAGGGTCTTCGTATTCCTGGTCCCGAACCTCTCCCGGCGCCCGGTAGTCCTGAACCTCATGCATAGCCCCGTAGTCGAAGCGGCTCTCGTCTATCTCAACGACCTCTCCGCATAGCGTTCTGGCGGTTGTATCGCCTTCGGCGCGGGCCTTCTCTAGGTCCGCCGTGTAGAACATGTGCTCAAGAAACGGGTTGCGGGGCAGACCGTTTCGGTAGTTATCGCGCAGCATGTCCAACTGGTCGGGGGTGTAACCCTCGTGGGGGTCACCAAGGGCCACTTTCTGCATGCACTCGTCATGGTCTTGGTAAGCGCGCATGAGAAGGGCATGCCGGGTGCGTCGTCCGCAGTGGTCGCATTTCAGCTCACACACCTCGCGGTGCCCGTCACCGAATGGCGTGTACAGCCCCCAGCCACCGAGCACGTGGTTACGGGGGTGGACACATGTTCGCAGCTGGCCGCATTCGCAGCACAGGGCTTGCCGTGAACGCTCAGATCGCTGTAAATTCATGGTGGCTCCTGTTCTCAGATAGGTAGTCGGATCGACCCCGGCCCGGTGTTGCTGCACCGGAATCAGCTGGGGTTGATCGCATTTCGGGAGTGTTGTCGTCCTCGATCAGGCCAAGATCGGCGTGACCTTCCTGGGGCCGTGTGCTCATACCGCGACGGTTTCTAACTGGGCTATGTAGGCGGCTATCTGGCCATCTGTCGAGAACCTGCGTGATCCGATCTGCACAGACTTGAGCTGGCCCGAACGCCACAAACGCCGCACTGTCGACCTGCTAACGCCGCCGAGGGCCCGCTGCACGGCCGGACAATCGTTCATCTTCCCTCCTGGTTATTCGTGGTACGAAGAGAACCTTCGTGAATCTTGCGTGACACGTCTGACTCTACCCCGAAATTCGACAGACGCAAGAAAACCGCGCATACTCGGCGTGTGGTGAATGATCGAGATGACAATTGGGCGTCCGAGCTGGTCAAGCGGGTAGGTAAGGCCATGAAGGAGGCCCGCGGCAGCAGATCGGCCACATGGCTGAGTGAGCGGACGGCGGAACTCGGCTACCGGGTACCCGCCACGGTTATATCCAAGCTCGACTCTGGATGGCGCGGCAGTGTCCTTAGCGTGCCAGAGCTCGTTGTGCTTGCCGCCGCACTAGACATGGCGCCCGTCGCGCTCCTGTACCCGACGCTCCCAGACGGGAAGGTGGAGCTTCTACCGGGGAAGCCTGCCCGCTCACTGGATGCAGTGGAGTGGTTTTGCGGACACACACCGCGGTCCGAGATTGATGATGCGGGCGACCTAGATCCAGTCCGTATGGACTCCGAAGTGGCCAACCTCCGACGACTGCGACATTCCCGCATCCGGGAATCCCTTCGGAAGACTCTTCGCACGGCGCTGAGTAGTGAGCAAATTTCTCAGGCGTTCGCTGATGCAGGAGAGGTTGACTCCAATCCGCAGGCGATCAGGGGAATGATTGAGATCTACCAGGAGAGGCTGGAACGTATGGAGGCTGAAATAGCTGCTCGGGGATGGGATATCGATGCCTAGGGAACGGCTACGGCCTGGCGAGCACGGTCGCATCACCGAACGGTCCTCTGCTGGCAAGTTTTTCGCCAGCACCTACGTTCGTGATTCGGATGGCAAGCGGCGGCGAGTGGAACGATCAAGCGCAAAGTCTGCCGAAGATGCGCGCCGTATCTTGCAGCGGCACTTGGCAAAACGTCGCCCGCCAAAAGCCGGTCAGGTGGTAAATGAAAAAACCGCCCTCGGCGACCTGTTCGACTTGTGGGTCGAAGCGAAGGCTGCCGAGGACGGCGTTAAGCAACAGACAGTTGATCAGTATCGGGCGGTGTGGAAGACGCACGGCGCCGCGCAGCTGGGCTCATTGCGCGTCACCGAACTGGAGACCCAAGACGCCCACAACTACATCCAGGGCATGGCGTCCAAGAGTCAGGCCAAGCGGCTGCGGATGGTGCTGACGGGGATGTACTCAATGGCGTGCCGGTTCGACGTGATGCCCGTCAACCCGATACGCGAGACGAAGACAGTCGGCACCGGCAGGAGAAAGCCTCGCTCAGCCGACGCGACAGAGCTTAGGCAGATCCGTGCCGCCGTTCGCGAGTACGCCGAGCGGAAGGGGCCGGGGCCGCGCCCTGGACGCCTTCTGCCCGCGTTCGTAGACCTGCTCGTAGCCACCGGGTGCCGGCCGAATGAAGTACTTGCCACTCGGTGGTGCGATGTAGACCTTCTTGCCGACCCGCCGACGCTCACCATCACCGGTACGTTGATCGACCACGGGCGTGTCGCAGGGAAGCCCCTACATCGCCAGGAAGAGCGGAAGTCCGATGCCCCCGCGCACACCGTAATCTTGCCCAAGTTCGGCGTAGAGACGCTGACGGCGCTAATCGGGGAGTCAGGCATGGACGGCCCTGTGTTCGCCAACCGAGACGGCGGCTGGATGAGCCTAGCCAATCTACGGCGCGCCCTGCGCGCCGCGCTGCCGGAAGAACTAAGTTGGGTCACCCCCCACAGCTTCCGTCGCACGGTCGCCACGGTCATCCGCGACGAGCTCGGCTCGGACAAGGCGCAGCAGCAGCTCTCCCACGCCAAGCTGGCGACCACCGAGGCTCACTACCTACAGCGCCAGACTCAAGGCCCGGATGCGCGCGGTGCGCTGGAACAGTACTGGGAAAGTAGCGCCTGAAAGTAGCGGGAAAGTATCAGATGGTGGGCGTGTCGCCTAGGCGGTCAATTACTGTATTGCCTGATAAATGGTGCGCCCGAAGGGATTCGAACCCCTAACCTTCTGATCCGTAGTCAGATGCTCTATCCGTTGAGCTACGGGCGCTTACTATTCAATTGTTGCAGGTCAACAGGTTTGGCCTGCAGACCGACGCGGAGGCGAGAGGATTTGAACCTCCGGTCCCCCGTAAAGGGGACAACTCATTAGCAGTGAGTCCCATTCGGCCGCTCTGGCACGCCTCCTGAACTTCCTGAGCGGGACTCCGAACCCATAAAAATGGATCCCGAACCGCCGAGGGCACAGAGTACAGGGCCGCGCGCCCCAAAGGCAAAGCCGTTGGTCGTCATCGGGCCCCACGTGCCCCGATAGTCTGGTGACGTGCCCGCACGACTTCGCCCCGAGCTGACCGAACTACCGGCCTACACACCGGGCCGAAACGTCCCCGGCGCCATCAAGCTCGCCAGTAATGAGACCGTGCAGGAACCACTGCCGAGCGTGCGGGCCGCCCTCGCCGAGGCGGGATCGCTAATCAATCGGTACCCCGATAACGGCTACGCCGAGCTGCGCTCGCACCTGGCCAAGCACGTCGACATGCCACCCGAGCACATCGCGGTGGGGTGCGGGTCGGTGAGCCTATGCCAGCAGCTGGTCCAGATCACCGCAACGGTGGGCGACGAGGTGCTGTTCGGCTGGCGGTCCTTTGAGACCTATCCGTTGGTGGTGCAGGTCGCGGGGGCGACTCCGGTGCCGGTACCGCTGGTCGACCACACCTATGACCTCGCCGCCATGGCGGCCGCCGTGACCGACGTCACCCGGCTGATCTTCGTCTGCAACCCCAACAACCCGACCGGCACCGTGGTGCGGCCCGCCGAACTGCGGCGGTTCGTCGAGTCGGTGCCGCCGCATATCCTGATCGCGATCGACGAGGCATACGTCGAGTACGTACGCGAGGACTTCACCGACAGCCTCGCACTGGTGCGTGAGCACCCCAATGTCGTTGTCTTGCGCACCTTCTCGAAGGCGTACGGCCTGGCAGGGCTGCGAGTCGGCTACGCGGTCGGCGATCCCGATGTGATCACCACACTGGGCAAGGTGTACGTACCGTTCAGTGCGTCGAGCCTCGCGCAAGCCGCCGCGGTGGCTTCCCTCGGCGCCGCCGAGGAGCTGCTCGCGCGCACCAATGACGTTGTCACCGAACGCGCCCGGGTGACCAGCGCACTGCGGGAAGCCGGCTATCAGGTGCCGCCGTCGCAGGCGAACTTCGTGTGGTTGCCGCTGGGTGAGCGCTCCACCGAATTCGCCCAGGCCTCCGCGGAGGCTCGAATCATCGTGCGCCCCTTTGGCACTGACGGAGTCCGGGTGACCATCGGGGCACCGATGGAGAACGACGCGTTCCTGAAGTTCGCGCGCACCTGGCGCTAG